TCTCTCGATGTCTCGGGCATGGTGCCGGTCTACAAGACGCAGACCTACGGCGACGTCCCACACACTTCGATGCTCCACCTTCGTGCGATCGGCATCGATGGCATGTGGGGCGAAAGCCCGATCAACCTTTGCCGTACTTCGCTTCAGGTGCTTGCGTCGCAAGAGCAAGCGCAGCTCGAAGTGATGAAGAACGCCGGCAACCCGAAGCTCGCGATCTTGCATCCGTCCGCGTTGAACGCGGGCGCGCGACAGATGATCGCCGAGGACTTCATGGCGAAACACGCGGGCGCTCAGAACGCCGGCAAGCCGCTCGTGCTCAGCGAGGGCATGAAAGTCGAGCGCATCTCCTCAACGCTTGACGACGCCGGCATCAGCGCAGCGCGCCGCTACTCAGTAGAAGACGTCTCGCGCATCTTCGGCGTCCCGACTTCCTACCTCGCTGAGCACAGCGCCAACGCCTACGGCTCGATGGAATGGCTCTCGCGCATGTATGTCGATGCGTGCTTGTCGCACTGGTTCGCTGCGTGGAGCGCTGAGATCGCAAGCAAGGTCGCGACGCTCGGCTCGACTGTGACGTTCGACGCGGACGCGATCACGCGCCCGTCGCTTGCCGAGCAAATGGCCGCGCTTCGCACTGGCGTCGAATCAGGCGTCATCACTCGCAACGAAGCGCGCGCGCGTCTCGACATGAAGCCGCTCCCTGGACTCGACGAGCCGATCGTCGCCAAGAACATGGGAACCGGCGGCGGCACATCAAACATCGGAGCCGACACATCGGCGGGGGCTCTCAATGATTTCACACCGTGACTTCACCGGCGTGACCAAGGTCGATGGACGGACTCTATCTGGCGTCGCTGCCGTCTACGGGCAACCGTCTCGCACGATCCACGAGCAGGGACGCTCCTTCGTTGAACGCATCGCTCCAGGCGCTTTTGGCGCGTCGATCGAGGGCGATATCAAGCTTCTTTACAACCACCAAAACACGATGCCGCTTGCGCGATCGAGAAGCGGAACGCTCACTCTCTCCGACTCTCCGACTGGCTTGCAGTACGAAGCGAGTCTGCCAGACACCACGCTGGGCAACGACGTGCGCGCGCTCCTTGAGCGTGGCGATCTCAGCGGCGAAATGAGCTTTGGCTTCTTCGTCGACCGTGACGAATGGAACAAGACCAGAACCGAGCGCACCGTCACCGCTGCGCGACTCTCCGAGATCAGCATCGTTGTTGATGCTGCCTACCCACAGACCAATTCGAGCCTGCGTTGCGTTGACGCGGCCGTAATCGAGGCCGCACAAACTCGGCTCGAACTTCACATGCAAAGGATTCTCAGATGGACAACTTGAACGAACTGAACAACCTCACGCACAACTACCGCAAGGAACTCGAACGAATCGAGAAGCGCACCGGCGCCTCGGCTCAATTCGTCACCCAGAAGGGCAGCGGCTCCGAGATCGAAATGATCGAGCGCATGGACGCCGACCTCACCAAGATCGAGCGCAGCGTGCAAGACATCGCGCAAGCCAAGGCGCAAGAGTCACGCCTCGCAGCGATCGAAGCACGCCTCGGCGAACCCGTGTACACGGCGCGCGCTGCAACTGTGAGCCGTGGATCTGACAGCGACCCAAACTCCGCTGCATACGCCGAGCGTTGGCTCAAGGCCGCAGCGCGCGGCGATCAAGCCGAACTCCGCGTGATGACACTCAGCACGAGCGGGGCGGGCGTGCCGACCGATCTGGAGCGCCGCATCGTCGCAAAGTTGCAACAGGCGTCTGCGCTTCGCTCACTCGCCAAGATCACCACGATTGATTCCAAGCGCACAGTGACCATCGAGAACGCACTTCCGACATCCGCACTTGTCGCGGACAACGGCGCCGTGACTGCCGCCGATGCATCATTCGGTACGCAGATCAGCGTCAACCCGTACAAGTTTGTGTGTGCAACCACGATGACGCAAGAGTTCATCGATGACGTCGTGGGCACTGCCGGCGTCGGCACTGGCCTCGACTACATCGCGCAGCGATGCGCGGCCTCGCTCGCGCTCACGCTTGACCAGTACTACACCGTTGGTACGGGCTCGTCGGAACCACAAGGCATCTTCGACACCGGCGCAACTTCCCTCGCGGGCCTCGTGACTCAAGGCGTCGTCCTCGCTGAAGATGCGCTGATCACTGCGGTGACCGGCGACAACATCATCGACTGCGTGCACGCAGTCGAGCCGCAGTACCGTCAGTCGCCGCGCTTCAAGTGGCTCTTCTCGGATACGTTCCTCAAGACCGTTCGCAAGATCAAGGTGAACACCACCGAGTACGTGTGGAAGCCATCGGAGAACTACTCTGATCTGACCGCCGGCGTGCCTGGCTTCCTCTACGGCGTGCCATACGTCATCGGCAAGTATGTCGCGAGCACAGACACCACCACCACCACAGCAAACCTCCAAGGCAAGGCTATGGCCGGCGTCGGTCACTGGGACTACTTCGAAATCTTCGATCGAACTGGCATGACCAGCATGATTGATCCGTACTCGGGCGCGGCAAACATGCGCAGCACTCTCTACACCTACATGCGCACAGACAGTCGAATCATGCTGCCAGAAGCATTCGCATCGATTCGATTCTTGAACGCGGCTTGATTTCTTATCTCCCTTTGCCTCGGCGCTGCGGGAACGCAGCGCCGAGGTTTCGATGGCACTCTCTCTTGCAACCGTGAAAGCCGCGCTGCGCATCGACTACGTCGACGATGACAGCGAGTTGTCTCGTCTCATCCTCGCGGCTGAAGCGTTCGTGGAGTCGTACACCGGCGTGCGCATCTCGTCGGCGTCGCGCACGATGACGTTGCTTACCTTCAAGCGCACCAAGTTCGCTGAGTATCCGCGCACTGTGACGTCGTCGGTTTCCTACAAGGATGCCGACAACAACACGGTTGCAATGACGTCGGGCACTGACTACTGGACCGACACGACTCAAGCGCTCGACGCTATCGAGTTCCTCAACGCACCGGCCACATACCCGGGCACTGTGATCACCGTCACCTACGTCGCGGGCTACGCGACAATGCCCAACGAAGTCGCACAAGTCGTGATCTCGCTCGTAGGCCTCTGGTACAACAACCCCGAAGCCGCGCAACCAATCACGATGACCAGTGTGCCACTGGGCGGCATGTTCATGCTCGAACATCTTCGCGTGAAAGCGCCGTTCTCATGATCTCGGCCGGCCTTACTCGGCAGGTGGTCAACGTGACGCGCGCTTCGACGCTGCTCGACCCGCTCGGCCGTCGCGTGCAGACGTATCTGAACTACGGACAATTCCGCGCCGATGTGCGCGAAGCCGCGCCCCAAGAGCAACCATTCGCCGACGGCGTTGCGAGTATCTGCACATTCGAGATTCGTCTCCGATGGCCGAACGTCGCGCGCTTGCTCATCACGCCGATCGATCGGCTCGTGTATCGCGGGCGCACGCTGCGCATCAACGGCATCCGCAACTTGAACCAGCAGAACCGAGTGGCCATCATCGACGCGACGGAGGTCGCATGATTGAGTCAACTCTTGTCTTCTTCGTTGTCGACAACGCGACCGAGGCCGGTGATCGCGTTTCGATCGGCGCGCGACTGCAAAGCGTGACGTTGCCCGCAGTCGTGATCAGCATTACGAAGGGCGAGCGCGGAGCGCTGGGCAACAAGTCAGGCGTGACCATGCGCTACGAAGTCACACTCAGCGCGATCGCGGACACGATGGCGAAGGCGATCGAAGTCGAGGATCAGGCATTCGAGGCCATTCGAGGCTCGGGCATTGTGAACGTGCCGGTCGTGGTCGCCATCCGCACATCGTTTGGGGCGCTCGAAGAACCGGCCATCGGCGAGGGCGACGAACAGAACCCAGCGATCTGCACCTCTCAACTTGAAATCTACACGGAGCTCTACCTCTAATGCCAAGCCCAACTACCGCAGCATCGTTTTCCATCGGAGCAACAGTCGTTGCCGACGTTGTCTCCGCAACCGTCAACGTCTCGCGACAACAGATCGACGTGACGCCGATTGATTCTACCTATCGCCAAATGGTTCAAGGTTTCCTTGAGGGAACGATCTCGCTCGAAATGTTTTACGACGCCTCGCACGCGGCGCTCGTCACCGGCATTTCAGCGGGTACGGTGATCACTGCGGCTAAGGTCGTGTGGGCTTCTGGCAAGCACATCACCGGCGACGCATTCGTATCCGAGTTCAACATAAGCGTCGCGCCCAACGGCGTCGCTATGGCGACGGCGACCCTCGTCTTCCAGAACTCAGCTATCACGGTGGTCGCTCCTTGAGCGTGTTGGAGTCCCTCCTCGCGCGCGAAGCCGTCGTGCAGTTCGACGGCAACGACGTGCGCTTGCTTCGTCCAACCGTCGCGCACTTCGTCGCGGCGCAAGACGCGGAGACGCGCGGCACATGGATGCCGGCGTGGTACTGCGCTGCGCACGTCCTCGGCGCCGACGGCTCGACATTGTGGAAGCACGCGGACGAACTGCGCGCGCTCTCCGCTCCGAAGGTCCTCGCACTGGCGCGACTCATCGAGCCGCTCTATGTGGAGGGACTGGACTTGCCAGCGCTGCCCGCGAAACCCTGAAGGCAGCGTGTATCCAGGTGCAACTAGATAGCCCTCTCTCTCTGTTCCTCGCAATCCACGGCCACAAGGCTCTCTCCCATGACATCGCCGCGCAATTCATTTCGCATGATCGTCGAGCTCGACAAGAAGAGCGTGGATGAGGTCAACCGTCGGCTAAAAGCACTTGGCACTGTTGGCGCCGGTCGCGCCATGAAGAACGGATTCCGCAAGTGGTCCGCGATCGCACGTAAGACTGTGGCAGCGAGCGCACCCATGGGGCGCATGACCGGCACTGAAACCATACGCGGAGTCGTGCGCCCGAATGTGCACTTGAAGTTTGCCGTAGCGACGAAGATCAAGGGCTACTCGAAGGGCCTCGTCATGTGGGCCGCGATCGGCATCAAAGAAGTGCGCGGATCGTTCCTCACGCCCCACTGGTATCTCCGTTGGGTCGAGTACGGCCACTTGCTCAAGCGCAAGGCGACGATGATCGAGCGCAACATGATTGAGGCCCGTGGCGGCAACGGCGGCAAGGGCGCAAAGATGACCGTGGGCAAAGTGATCGGGAAGTTCTTCTTCACGAAGGCGATTCCGCGCGTCACGCCGCTTGTGGTCCCGATGCTCAGCGACGCCATCAACAAGGAGATCGCTCGTGGCTAAAATTTCAAAAATCAACATCGCCATCACTGGCGACGCGAAGGGACTCGCAGCGGCGACCGACGCGGCAACGCGTGATCTGCGTCGGTTGAACGCTGCTGCGGCCGTGTCATCGAAGCGCCTCGGCGAAATGAAGGGCCGCACGAATCAAGTGAGCGAATCGCTTGGCAAGCTGGGCGTGCAGTCGCGCGGCTTGAACTTCGCAAGCGGCATACTTGGCTTGAGTAGCATGGGCGGCGCGGGCCTCGCTATGGGCGCTGCGGGCCTCGGACTCGCGGGCGCGGGCATCGCCGCCGGCGTCGGCATTAACGCCGTGCAGGGCATCCCAGACTTGCGCAAGCGAGCGCGCGAAGCGCTTGAAGAGACACGCATGGACGGGCGCCGACGCATCGAAGAATTCGGCCTTACGCAGCGCCTCGCGGAAGGGCTTGCGGCGAACGGCGGCAACGCGAGCGTCGCGCAACAACTCGGCTTCACAGGTGGACTGAGCGCCGGCATGGGCAGCGTGCAGGGGAGCCCAGGCGCAAACCTCGCGAACCTCGCGATCCAATCGGGACCGGGCGCGCTCGGCATCTTCGCCGGTCAAAAGATGATGGGCGCAAGCACGAACGCCGCTGCGCTCACTGCCGGCGAGGCCATGCTTGGCTCGGGCGCCACTGGCGTGCAGGGCGCGATCAACGCCTACGGAGACTTGATGAATGCCGGCGGCGTTGTCGGCTTCATGCGTGACATGGCCATGTGGTGGAGCAAATAAATGCCGGTTGTGATCACCTCAATCGTTACCTCAACTGCGTTTCAGGATGCAAGCCCAAGCGGCACGAGCGGCGTCACGGTCACGAAGCGTCTCGTGTCCAATACACCTCTCAGCCTACTTGCATCGGCCGACGTGGGCGCTCTCAAGGCCGCAGCCTACGGCAACACGCTCGACGGTTTTGCCGGCTACGACGACGCTGTGATCCTCGGGCGCTTGCGTCTGCGCAGCACGCAGCTGGTGGCCGTGCCTGGATCCGAAGGGCTCGTGTTCGACGCCGTTGGGCGCTTCGACGGCCTTTATGTGTGGTGCTATGTGCCAACGCTCGGTGGGGCGTTGCATCTGCCCGTCGAGACCGACATCGATGCGACACCTCGCTCGGTGCTTGCGTTTCGCTCGGCTCCAACATCATCGCCGACTGCGGATCTCAACTCCACAGTCGACATCGGCGGGACTAAGTTGGACTTCGGCGGGAAGCCCATCATGGTCAGCGTGCCACAGCAAACAATGCGCATTTCGCTGATTATTGACTCAACGCGCTTCACGCTCACTTCTGTGTTTGATCGAGTCGCCAGCCATAGCGGCAAATGGAACTCGGCAGCGTTCGTCAATTGGGGAACCAATACGGTCTTCTGCGAATCGGCTTCGATCTCGCACATCCGTGACGAGTACTACCGAGTGACGTATCTCTTCCGCTCGGACTACTGGAACGGGTGCGAACAGCAACCGAAGATCGATGTGTGGGGCAAGCACGCGCTCGATGCAAACGGAAGCGCATCGACCGTGCTCTGGCGCTCAGTCGCCTTTGGTTCGATCGACCACAACCTGATCTTCACCGAGCAACCAAATCCGACCGTTGCCAAGCAATGGGCCAAGGAAGGTTCTTTCATCACGTTCCCATAAATGCTCAACAACACGACGCGCAACACCATCAAGAACACCAGCGCCCAAGCGCTGAAGGTCACGCACGAACACCGTGACCGACTTCTACAGGAGGGTGTGCCGTTCATCATGGCCGAGATCACGGACCATTCTGCGCTGCCTGGCACTACGAACCGATGGCTCTACACATGGGTGTGTGCCAACATCGGAACGACGGGCGCCTACCTGTTTAGTTCGGGCGCTGAGCTCTGGTACAAGGGGAACGCGCTCAACGTGATCGAGGCCGCGAACTCGGCGTCATTCGTTGGCCCAGGCATTGTGCTCGCGAACATCCCGGCGGGATTCGAGGTGAAGCCGGTGGAGGGCTTCGTGCTTTTGTACCCCGGCCGTCGAACCGATGGCTCGCCTATCTGGCTCTTCTGTGTGCCGAACGCCATCGACGGAGTCTGCATATGAGGCCTTACCCATGATCGATCTTCCGCTTGCATCGACCGCTCTCGGCATCATCTGCACGCTGATCTGGATCGGGTGGAACCTATCGCAGCATTTGAACGCGATCCATATCGCAATTGCCGAAATCCGCATCTTGCTTCAATCCAACTATTCAAAGATGAACGATATTGAAACCGACGTGCGAGACATCAATCAACGCCTACACCAACTCGAAGGACGCAAATGAAAAACTGGAAGACCACAAGCGCGGGCATCGGCGCCATCCTCGTCGCCATCGGATCTGTACTCTCGTCGATAAGCGGCTCGCTGCCCGTTGATTACACGGCGGCTATCGCGGCGATACTCGCCGGCATCGGCCTCATTGTTGCCAAGGACGCAAGCAAGGAGTGATCCATGGGCTATTTCGAGCGCTCTTCGACAGCCTCATTCAATGGGCGACCGCTACGCGCATCGTTCACGTTGTTGGTGGCGGCGTGCGCGCTGCTGAGCGCGTGCGGGCCGCGATTCGTGCGCGCGCCGGAAAGCCCGTTGCTCCTCGTGGAGATTCGGGGAAGCGCCCGAGTGGCCATGCTTGACGGCGACAAGATGGTTGACGTCGGGTGGATCGATGCGAGTGAACTTGAGGGCATGACCGCCGTCCAGTTTGATTGGAGCGCTGAATAGTGCATCGAGTGTGCTGCTGTGATCCTCCAGGCGGTTGCCCAGCGTGCTTTTGCGCGTCGAATTCTGCAAGTTCATATCTCGCGACGTGGGTGTCCGGCATAAACCCTACTGGGCTCGTGGCAACGTTCCAAAAAGAGGTAGTGCAGAGTAACTTCTGCACGACACCGCAATGCGGTTTCCACCACAACAATTACAATTACCACATTGAGCTTGAAGTACGGAAAGTGGGCCAAGTCGTAATGACAAAGTTGCCCACTGGAGGGTCAACACTCTGCGGGTGTTACTACCAAGGCTTCGGAGTGTTTCAGGTGGTTGGCTTTATCGAGATCAGCGCCCCGCTGAGCGCGTGCGGCAGTTGCCCAGACTTCATCCGCACTATTCCATTCGATGTACAAGTTGAAGGGTGTCTCATGGTGCATTGTGGAAGCGCAAACGCGTGCTCTCCGATGTCAGGACCATCAGAGATCCGACACCAGTTGCACCTATGCGATACGCAGATCCGAGAGAGCATGACGATGGTCGAGCACGATTGGGAATACCCCGGCGTGTGTCCCGAAGTCGCCGTGGGTCTGCGCCTACTCGGCGCCGTGATGGAATGGACGTCGGTCTGCACGCAGCTCGATACCCAAGTCTCAAACGATCGGCGCATGGTGTCACAAGAGCACACGAGTCTCATTACATGTGATTACCCAGCTACGCCAACGCAACCGTGCTACAGCGTGCTTTTGAAAAATTACGGACTGAACAACGTGGGCTCATTTGGCGTCATGTTCACCGAGGAATACTCTAAACAAGACCCAGCGCCGGATGATTGCTTTTTCGAAATCCCGGCGGGGCTCGGGCTCATTCCAATTGCACCGGGTAACGGTTTCACGGGATCATGGGACCCGTTCGCAGCGAAATGCCAAAGCCATCTACAACAAGCAAGCTGTCACTACACCACCATGAGCTTCGGCGTGCTGCCGTGCGACTATGCCTAATCCTCGACCACCATGTACCGCGTGGATCTCCGAGCAATGCACGCACGCGCTTGCTTTGCCGCTCTACGGCTCGCAACCGAGCGCCGGCGTCTGCAACCAATGCGCGCACTACGACGGCCCAGCGCGCGGCGTCGGCGACGTGGTGCACGCCGTGACAACTGCGACCGGCATCGAGCGCGCAACGCGCATCGCGCGGGGCGGCTCATGTGGCGCTTGTGCGCAAAGGCGCGTGGCGTTGAACAAACAGTCGAAGACGTGGCTAGAGTGGTTCAAATGCCGCTACCTGGCTACAACTCAATTACTGTCACGCAAGCCACCTACCGAGAAGTAACTCGGCTCGCCAAGGAACTGCGCGTATCTCGTGCGGAGATCCTACGGCGCGCACTTCACGCCATCGAGAACTCGGGCGAATGGGCCACAGTGCGCATCGATGACGGCGTGCAAGTGTGCCGAGTGGATTCGCTCACTTGGAGCCGTGGAACGTACCGCGTCATGCATCCAGGGGGCCGCGCGTCGGCCGATAAAGCGTGCGCGGAAAGATTACAGTACTTGCGCTCGGCGCTCCGATGATGTATATGTACTGTAGTAATGCAGCATGAGCCCGATCCGTAGTGGGTCTGAGGCGCGCTCGCTCTACCTGTAGTGGCGTCAATGAGACGAGGCCCACTTTACAGAATACATATTCGTCTCAGTTTCGAGGCAAATATGCGGCCATTCACCGCGATAACAGTCAGGCGCGATCTCTACACGCAAATAACGAGATACGCTAAACGTGAGCGGTGCTCACGCTCTCTCATGGTCGCCAAGGCGATCAACGCGTACTCCGTCTTGCGCGAACTCTCGGTCACTTCCCCAGGCACGAAGGGGCGACTCGAGGTGCGCGCGTGATTGTCACTCTCATCTTGCTCGGCATCATTCTGCCTACTCAGTCATGGCGCGAGATCTTCGGATTCGAGGAGAAACGATGAACGTTGAACCCGAACCGCGCGAGCCCGTTGAGCGCACCGACGTTTGGCGCTCGGCGCACGATCTCAGCTACGCGAGGTCGCTCGACATCTGCGCGAACGCTGAGCGCTCAACTGAAGAGCACGATTGGACTGATCAAGTCTGGCTCCACTCGCAGCGCATCGTGAGCGTCGATCCTCGCAGCGCTGAACTCCTCCGCACCACACTCGCACACTACACGGCGGCGGCGCTCGAACGCGATCGCCTCTTGGGGCAACTTCACGATGCAAAAGAAACGCTGCGTCGTGCACTGCGCAACCCGCAAACCACTGAGGGGGCATCCGATGCTGAACTCTGAACTCGCGCAACTTCTCCGCACATGTGCCGCTCGTCTCGACGGCTCCGATGCATACCTCGCTCCCTCGATTCCCTCACCTCCACCACGGGCAGCGCCCGCCGTTGCTCAAGCACCCAAGAGCGACGGCGGCGCGTGCCCGCCCGGAATGGTGCGCGGCATGTGCACCTTCTGGAAGGTGGATACGACTTCCAGCGGCCGCGCGCGTGGACGCGTGGGCGTCTCGTGGCGCGATCCGACCGGCGAGCACAAGGAGTACTACAACTGTTTCGACGAGAAGGTCCTGCACAAGATCGACCCAGTGCCGGTAGGGATGCCGATCGAGATCGAGTTGAAGCCGTGGAAGGACACGCACGTGATCACGGCGTTGAACGTCCGACAGGACAGAGCATGAAGCCGAAGCCGAGCACGGCGTTCACGCTTGCCGCGCTGCCTGATTCGATGACGAGCGCTCGACGGTGGGTACGGTGGAAGCCGATCGAGCGCGACGGCAAGTGGACCAAGATGCCCGTGCAGGTGAGCGGCGCCGCAGCGTCGTCGACTGATCCAACGACATGGGCAACGCTCGACGAGGTCTACTCGGCGTCGTTGCTTGCGGGTGGCATCGGATTCATGCTCGGCGACGGGTGGCTCGGCGTCGACTTCGACGGCGTTGCAACCGCTCCAGGCGAGTGGCTCGACCCCTGGGTCAAGGAGTGGGCGACCGAAGCAGGGACCTACGTCGAGTGGTCGCCCAGTGGTACGGGCATTCACGCGATCTTTCGTGATGCGACGCTCCCAACGTGGTCGCAGAATCGGCGCGGGGGCGTCGAGGTCTACGACAAGGCGCGCTTCTTCTGTGTTACTGGGAACGCGCTCAACTCGCACGAGTGCAACGCTTCTTCGGTCTCGTTTCATACGGTCTGCGAGCGCTACTTGAGGAAAGATGAGCCGATCGCCCGAACGGCCCAACCGCCCACGGCGCCCACGGCGCTCGTCGAGTTGAAGGACTCATCGGCCGAGGATTGGCGACTGTGCTGCGCGCTCGCTGCCCAAGGGTGGAAAGACACGCGCATCGAGGAGCAACTACGGCACAAGATGACGAGCGAGGGCCGCGAGGAGAAGATGGCGCGGAAGGACTACGTCGAGCGGACCGTAGCGGGGGCGATACGGACGGCGGGGACGAACGCCCAGACATCCGAACCGCCCATCTTTCGACCGCTCACGGAAGTGATCAGGGACTACCCGAACCAATCGCCGTTCCTCGTGGACCAGCTCGTGCGACGCGGGGAGGTCGCGGCAGTCATCGCGCCACCCAAGTGCATGAAGAGCTTCTTGATGCAAGATCTTGCGATCTCGCTCGCGACGGGGCGCAGCTGGGTAGGGGAGTTCGCGTGTGAGCGCTGCCGCGTCCTACTCGTGGATAACGAGTTGCAACTGGCGACGATCTCGGAGCGCGTCAACAAGATCGTGAAGAACATGGGATTCGGCCTAGCGGCTCTTGAGGGGCATTTCGACGTACTCAGCCTCCGCGAGGATGACCGAGATCTCGACGCGGTCCTAGAGGCCATCAGGGGGCTCGAACACAAGTACGACTTCGTGATCTTCGACGCGCTCTACATGTTCCTTGAGTCCGGGATGGATGAGAACTCGAACGCCGACATGACGATTCTCCTTCGCAAGTTTCGGCGCTTCGCGACCAAGGTCGACTGCGGCGT